AGAAGGCGGATTGGTCGGCGCCTGTTGTACCACCGGATCAGTTGGAGTACGCAGCACTGGATGTCCTGCACTTAATGGATGTCTTCGACAATTGCGCCGGGGCGCTTGATTCCTTCAGCTACCAGCTCGACATGCACTCGCTGCGATCCGCGATGGACTGGCAGAACAACGGTATGCTGGTTGACATGCCGCTGCTGGAGGTTATGCGAGCAGAGAACGAGGCGGCGATTAAGGCCATCGCCCTGCCCATAAACAGCAACTCTTGGCAGCAGGTGCGGCCCTACATCGGCGAGAACGAGAGCGATGGACTAGCTCTGTCCACATTCTGGCTGCGCGATGGCAACAAACGCGCCCATGATGTCCAGACAGTGCGCAGTCTTCGGATGCAGCAGACTTTTTTGAATAAGTTCGACAAGCAGATTTTCGGCGTGTTTGGACCTTACGCCCGATCAGGCCGGTACACCTGCAAATCGCAGAACATCCAGCAGATACCCCGCAAAACTAAGTCTCTGTTTAAAGCTGAGCGGCACATGCTTTACAGTGACTTTGCCCAGTTGGAACTGCGCACTATTGCCGGGATAACCGCTGATGAGTTCTTGTGCAGTGCTTTTAAGAATGACATCGACATCCATCAGGTAACCGCCGATGACAACGGCAGCAGCCGCCAGGCGGCGAAGACCATTAACTTCAATGCGCTCTACGGCGGGGGCGCTAATATGCTGCAAAGCATCATGCTGAAACAGGTGGGCGTCTACACTCCGATTCAAGAGATTGAGTTGGCGTTGAAAAAGTGGAAACGGCGCTACTCGGGCATTGCCGCATGGCAGGAGAGAGGCAGCAGAGCGCACAAATACGGGCGATTAGGTTCCACTTTGTGCGGTCGCGAATACATCGGCAGACTCTACACCGATCAACTTAACATCGAGAATCAGGGCACGGGTGCCGAAGTGGCTAAGCTGGCTCTGCACTACATGCTGCCCGATTTAAACGCTAGCGACAGTAAGTTGCTCAACTTCATCCACGATAGCTATATTGTGGATACCCCAAATGAACCTGACGTTATCGACACAGTGGCGCACCGGATGGCCCAGGCGATGAAGGACGCTTGGTCTGAAGTCATAAAGCAAGCGGCGGTTAAAGACATACCTATGCCCGTCGAGGTGCTTGGTGGGCAGAATTGGGGCGACATTGAGAGCGGCAAACACACTTATAAATTGGAGGTTTAACGTGCCGAGTAACTATGAGAAGGCTTACATGGATTTGGTCCGCGAGGTTCTGATTGAAGGGGAACTGCGGCCCACTCGCAACGCTCCCACCTTCAGCACTTTTGGCAAGCTGTTGAAGGTGGACAGCGCACTGCACAGCCGTTTCCCTATTCTTGAAGGCCGCAAGATGTTTCCGAAAGGCGTTTTCGGAGAGTTGGCGGCGTTTTTTAAAGGCCCGAAGACGTTGAAGGATTTCACCGATGAGGGCTGTAATTTCTGGGAGATGTGGGGCGAAGACGATGGATCAATTGAGCTGGATTATGGAAATGTGTGGCGTGATTTTAATGGGGTTAATCAGCTTGACGCTGTTCTTACTTCACTATCAACTGATCCGCACGGACGCCGCCACATCATTTCTGGCTGGCGTCCAGATCGGGTTGATAGCTTGTCTCTTCCTTGCTGCCATATCCTCTACCAGTGGTATGTGAACAACGGCGGCGAGCTGGAGATGATCTGGTATCAGCGCAGCGTGGACCTGATGGTGGGCCTGCCGTCCAACGTACTCAGCGCCAGCGCCTGGAACCTCATGTTTGCAGACCACCTTGGGCTGCGACCGGGGAAACTAACGATGATGCTAGGCGATGTGCATATCTACGAGGCGCACCGCAAAGGCGCTGAAACGTATTTGGCTCAGGCGTTCGACACTCCCGATGACGGTGTGGATTTCTTCTATGAAGACAACCTGGAGACATTCAACAAGAACTCAATCAGCCTGATTAGCTACTCACCGAAACCTGCAATTAACTTCGAGTTGTTCTGATGACTGCTAAAGACACACAAGTGGGCGGAAACCACTACTCCGAAATGAAAATTCAACCTATTGCGTTTATTCAAGCAAATAGTATTGGCTTTATCGAAGGTAATATTATTAAATACATATGCCGGTACGAGAAAAAGAACGGCATTCAAGACTTAAAAAAGGCGAGGCATTATCTCGACCTACTCATAGAATCCAAGGAAACCGAAGATGAATAAGATCACAATCAGACCATCGTCCATAGACGGGTTCACGCAATGCCCTCAACAGTGGTATCGCATCCACATCCTGGGCGAGAACTCCATTCCGAATTCAAGGGCAGCTATTGGCACCGCGATTCACTCCGGCGTGGAAACACTGTGGAACGAATCGATAGCCGCTAAAGACAAGGTGGTGAACAAGACAGCGATGGAAGACGCTGCAATGGACGCACTCGAAAAAGAAAATCAGAAGGGACTGCAATATGACGATGGTGAAGACGCTAATTCAGCGCAAAAAGAAATTAGAACAGGGCTGGGCACGTTTGTTACTGATATTGTCCCCGACACAGACATCCCCACAGCCGTCGAAACCCGATACTCTGTGGACATCGATGGGCATCCCATTGTGGCTCGTGTCTCTGGGACTCTTGACTACATTAACACTGCTACTGGTTTTGTCGCAGATGTGAAGACCGGCAAGCGCAAGCACAGCGTAGCTAACTCAGGCACCCAGCAATCGATCTACCAGTTCCTGGCGGAAGAGAACGGCGTGGATGTGAAGGGCGCCGTTATCCAGAACGTGATCCTGAAGCAGAAACCGCAAGGCTTAGTTATGAACAGCGCGATTGATATACCCAAAGCAAAGGCTGCGGTAAACAACATGCTGGATGTTCTGGATGTGTACCACCAGGATGTGGTCGATCCAAACATGCTGTTTAGGGGTAACCCGAAATACTTCTTGTGCAGCGAGAAGTACTGCGCGTTCTTTAACGACTGCAAATGGACGGGGCATTGATACCCCGGCCCCATCAACACAGGCTTGCCGCAGCGGGATTAGCTCTGCTGCGCAAGCACATGATTTGCTACCTGGCCTGTGAAGAGCGAACAGGCAAGACCCTATCCGCGATCCTCATGGCAGAGGATTGCGACATTAAAACTGTGCTAGTTTTAACGAAGAAGAACGCTGTTGCAGGGTGGGTGGAAACGCTTGAGCAGTACCCTCACAACAAGAACTACACCGTAACGAACTACCATCAGGCGAAGAAACATGAAAAACACGATCTCCTTATTCTGGACGAAGCTCACAACTACATTTCAGGCTTTCCTAAGCCGGGTAAGCTCTTTAAAGAGGTTAAAGCCCTATCTTATGGAACACCCATTATTTTCATCTCTGCGACACCACACGCGCAAGGTTATTCAATGCTGTACCACCAACTGGGGCTTTCTAGCTGGTCACCGTGGTCTGACTATCGTGATTTTTACAAGTGGTTTGCTGACTATGGCGTTCCTCAACGCGCTTTTTTCCACGGAAGAGAAGTGCCCATCTACACCAAAACCAAAGAAGACCTTGTTAAAGAGCGATGCGATCACCTATTCATCACCGCAACTCGAAAAGAGCTAGAGTTCCCGCATGAGCCGGTAGACAAGCTGCACCACATAGCTCTCAACCAGGGCACTGCGGATATGTACAACGAACTGTTAAAAGAGAAGTATCTGGAGTTTGCCGGACATGAACTGATCGCAGACACTTCCATGAAGCTGCGCACCTCGCTGCACATGCTGGAGGGTGGTGTTTTGAAGATTGATGACCGCTACCTGGTTCTTGGGAATACTGAGAAGATTGATTTTATTAAGTCCAAATGGGGCGACAATAAAAATCTCGCTATTTACTACCATTACGTCGCGGAGGGGCAGAAGTTGCGCGACCACTTCAAACACGCCCAGGTACTGCAGGCAAGCTCGCAAGCCGAGGGTATCGACTTAGCTCATGTGGACAACCTTGTGATCTACTCGCAGGACTGGAGTACCGCCAGGCACACTCAGCGCAGAGCCAGGCAGGCGGGGCAGCACCGGGACAAACCCATCACAGTCCACTTCCTGCTGTGTGAGAAGGGCATCAGCGACCAGGTGTACAACGCCGTGTCGGTGAACAAACAGAACTTTGTGGACTCTGTGTTCAGCCGAGTGCCTCTATGCCTCTAGAGCAGGCGATCCAGGCGCAAATCTCCAGCTACATGAGCAAGAAGGGATTCTATGTGGTGAAGGTCATTACTGCGAACCGTGCTGGAGTGCCTGACATTGTGGCATGCGCTCCTGACGGTCGGTTCTGGGCTGTTGAAGTGAAACGCCCCGGCCAGAAGCCCTCGAAGCTGCAACTCGCGCACCTTCGTATGGTAACTAAAGCTGGAGGCGTTGCCTTATGGACCGACTCATTTGAAGAGTTTAAAAGAGGCTTTCAGGAGGCGTGTTTTTAATTCGGACCTTTGGCTTCTTTGCAGGCGGTGCCGGGGGCGTCTTCTTAACCCTGATTCGCGGTTTCATTTTAACCTTTGGCTTCTTTGCAGGCGGTGCCGGGGGCGTGTTTTTAATTCGGACCTTTGGCTTCTTTGCAGGCGGTGCCGGGGGCGTGTTTTTAATTCGGACCTTTGGCTTCTTTGCAGGCGGTGCCGGGGGCGT